GAGTGCATTCTCTGGTAATTGGTTTCCACCACAAGTGAGGTATCAAGTGGATATAAAAGAAATAATACCTCAAATAATAACCGAAATCAAAGATTCGCTAAGCGAAAAAAAATATACAATAATTTAATTGTCCGTAGGGTCAATTCGGGTATATTTATTAAAACAAGATTTCAAATAAGATAAACAAAAATGGCAAAACACAATAGAGATAGTTTCGAATATTTAGGTGATGATTTCCAAGTAAGACTAATAGCACAGTTATTAATAGATACAAAATTTGCGGAATCAATAATTGACATAATAGACCCAAACTACTTCTATGACTCTAGTTCTAAGCTAATTGTAGCGACAATTAAAGACGCTTACAATAATGATAATATCATTCCAGATATTGGTAGTATAAAATTTAGGTTAACTTCTAAAAACCTTAACGAGTTTGATAGAGATTATACAATAACTAAGTTAAAGAAAATTGAGGAAGTTAACTTAAACGATTGTCTTGAAGTACAGAGAATAGCAATGACTTTCTGTAAACACCAAGAATTACAAAAGGCCATAAGACAAATTCAAACAATAATTGATAAGGGTGAAACCGATTCTTATGATGAGTGCGAAACAATATTGAAAAAAGCACTTGAACATGGGGACAGTAAGGATAATGGCATCAATGTTTTAGACGACATTGATGCTGTCCTTGTCGATGATTTCAGAAAACCAATACCAACTGGTATTAAAGGGTTGGATGAAGTTATGGACGGTGGTTTATCAAGAAGTGAGTTAGCAATTATATTAGCACCATTTGGTGTTGGTAAAACAACAATGATGACTAAGATTGGTAACACAGCAAAAAACCTTGGTTATAATGTGTTACAAATATTTTTTGAGGATATGCCTAAGGTTATCCAAAGAAAACATTTATCTTGTTGGTCAGGTTACAATTTAAACGATTTATCCCTTCATAAAGATGAATTAAAAGAATTGATTAAACGTAAATCTGAAGAAAAAGGTATTTTACGTTTAAAGAAATTCCCAAGCGATGGTACTACAATACCAATGATTAAGCAGTACATAAGAAAGTTGATTGCACAAGGGTTTAAACCAGACATCGTTTTATTGGATTACATAGATTGTGTTGTTCCATCTAGGAGCGTTGATGATGTTAACGTTGGTGAGGGACAAGTTATGAGGCAATTTGAATCAATGTTGGCTGAGTACGATATTGCTGGTTGGACAGCGGTACAAGGTAATAGAAGTTCAATTGGTTCCCCATTAGTACAATCTGACCAGATGGGTGGTTCAATAAAAAAGGGACAAATAGGACACTTTGTAGTGTCAATAGCTAAGTCGCTTGACCAAAAAGAAGCTGGAACCGCTAATATGGCGATTCTAAAATCTAGGTTTGGTAAGGATGGTGTAATCTTTGAGAATATTACATTTAATAATGCAAATATTCAAATAGATATGTCTACGAATATGGTTGGTAAGAGCCAAGTTGAATACAAGAAAGAACAAGAAATGTCTGATACTATGAGAGCGGCTAAAGCTCTTGAGGAAAGGCAAAAAGTTAAGAAGCTGTTAAACGATTTGGGTAATACAAATCAAGGTGAAGGGGTAGTATAACAATAAACAAATAATTTTAAAATGGATTTATCTACAAAAATTTTATCGGATGTTACCGTGCATATGAAGTATGCTAAGTATATCCCAGAACTAAACAGACGTGAAACGTGGGAAGAGTTAGTAACAAGAAACAAATTAATGCATCAACGAAAATATCCGCATATAAGCGAAGAAATCGAAGATGCTTATAAATTAGTTTATTCTAAGAAAGTATTACCTTCAATGAGGTCATTACAATTTGGTGGTAAACCAATTGAAATTTCACCTAACAGAATTTATAACTGCGCCTATCTTCCAATTGATGATTACAGGGCTTTCAGTGAAACTATGTTTCTTTTATTAGGTGGAACTGGTGTTGGTTTCTCAGTACAAAAACATCATGTTGAAGAATTACCCGAAATAAGAAAACCAAATCCAAATAGAAGCAGACGTTTTTTAGTTAGCGATTCTATTGAGGGGTGGGCTGACGCAATTAAAACGTTAATGAAGGCTTATTTTGAGGGTCTTTCAACACCTGATTTTGACTTTTCTGATATTAGACAAAAGGGTGCTTTGTTGGTTACAAGTGGTGGTCGTGCACCAGGTCCTCAACCATTAAAAGATTGTATTCACAACATCAAAAAAATACTGGATGCTAAAGAAGATACAACCAAATTAACACCAATCGAAGTTCACGACATTATATGTTTTATCGCCGATGCGGTATTAACAGGTGGGATTCGTAGAGCGGCATTAATTTCTTTATTTTCAATTGATGATGAAGAAATGCTTTCAGCTAAGTCAGGTGCTTGGTGGGAATTAAACCCACAGAGAGGCCGTGCTAATAATTCAGCTGTAATTCTTAGACACAAGATAACTGAGGATACATTTTTGAAACTTTGGAAAAAAATTGAGGATAGCAATGCTGGGGAACCAGGTGTTTATTTCTCAAACGATAAAGATTGGGGTACTAATCCATGTTGTGAAATAGGTCTTAGACCATACCAATTCTGTAATTTATGTGAAGTTAATGTTTCAGATATTGAATCACAAGACGATTTAAACGCTAGATGTAAAGCAGCATCATTTATTGGTACTCTTCAAGCTGGTTATACAAATTTCCATTATCTTCGTGATGTTTGGAGAAGAACAACAGAGAAAGATGCGTTGATTGGTGTTGGTATGACTGGTATTGGTTCAGGTGTTGTACTTAACTACGACCTTAAAACAGCTGCTAAGGTTGTTAAGACTGAAAATGCTAGGGTTGCTAAGTTAATCGGCATTAATAAAGCTGCAAGAACAACTACAGTGAAACCATCTGGTACTAGTTCATTAGTATTAGGTACCGCTTCTGGGATACATGCTTGGCACAACGACTATTATATTAGACGTATTCGTGTTGGTAAGAATGAAGCAATTTATACTTACTTATTAATGTTCCACCCAGAGTTGATTGAAGATGAATATTTTAAACCAAAAGAACAAGCGGTAATTTCATTACCAGTTAAAGCTCCAGAAGGTTCAATATTCAGATTTGAATCACCTATGCAATTATTGGATAGAGTATCAAGACTAAATCTTGATTGGGTAAGAGAAGGGCATAGAGATGGACAAAATACCCACAACGTTTCGGTAACAGTTTCAATTAAAAAAGAAATTGAAAGAGTCTCTAAATTGGATGAAAATGGTGAGATAATTCTTGATGCAAATTCAATGCCAATCTTAGAAGATAAGAAAGATGAAAATGGTTCATTAGTTTATAAATTGAATGAATGGCCATCAGTTGGTAAATGGATGTGGGAAAACAGAGAAAACTTTAACGGTATCTCAGTATTACCTTATGACGGTGGTACTTATATTCAAGCTCCATTTGAGGATTGTAGTAAAGAAAGGTATGAAAATATGATGAAAATACTTAGTGATATTGATTTAACCAAAGTTGTTGAGTTAATAGATAACACCAATTTAAGCGGTGAGGTTAGTTGCGGTGGAAACGGATGTGAAATAGTATAAATTTTCAAAATTTTTTAACTTTTTAATAACTTCGCACTATTTATATATTATAAAATATAAATGCGAAGTTATGAAAAAAGTTGAAATGTTAAATAAACGATATGGAATGTTATTAGTTGTTTCAGAACATTCTAAAACAAGAAATGGTCATACTAAGTATGAATGCTTATGTGATTGTGGTAATAAAACGAATGTTCTTGGAACACATCTAAGACAAGGGAATAGTAAGTCATGTGGTTGTAATATAGTTAGAATTGGCTCTAGGCATTCTGATTGGAATGGTTTTGGAAAAATATCTGGGGCATTTTGGTTTAATCATATTATTAAAAGTGCTAATGGTAGTAAAGGTAGACGAGAAATTGAACTGAGTATAACAAAAGAATATGCTTGGAATTTGTTTCTAAAACAAAACGAAAAATGTTCACTAACTGGCTTAAAATTAAAATTTCCTGAAAAACATAACGATAAATCATGGACCGCATCTTTAGATAGAATTGACTCATCTAAAGGTTATATTGAAGGTAATGTTCAGTGGGTTCATAAAGATGTTAACATGATGAAAAGAACTTATTCACAAGACTATTTTATTCACATTTGTAAATTGATAGCAAATAACGCAGGTGGTTGCGAGATAACCACTGTTTAGTATGATACATGATAATTTAGTACAGAATATAATAAATTCAATTTATTATCCTATAAAAACCAATAGATAAATTAAAGCACCCCAAGTGGGTGCTTTTTTTTTGTTTACTTATAAAAAACTATTCTTATCATATTTATCAAGAAAAGTATTTATGGCAAGTAATAAGTATATAAACATTGATTTTCCCTTTAAGGATAGTCCACAAGGTTTCTTATTAAACCTTAACTCTGACACACAAAAAGCGATTAAAGCTGACCTTATGCACCTATTATTAACTAGAAAGGGTCAACGTTTATATAATCCTAATTTCGGTACCGACTTAATCAAGTTCATATTTGAACCAAACGATAGAATTACCTTGGATAATCTTAAAACCGAGATAAGCGCAAGCGTTAAAAAGTATCTTCCAAATTTACAAATCAATACTTTAGATATTAACCAATCACCAGATAATGACTATTTGGCAACGGTAACATTAACCTATACGATTACTGAAGGTGTATTCGCTATGGATGATTTAGTTATAATAAACATATAAAAATGGCACAAAACACACAAAGAGTTAACTACACAAGTAGAAATTTCGCTGATATAAGAACCGATTTGGTTAATATGGTTAAACAATATTATCCAGAAATTTTCAACGATTTTAATGACGCATCAGTTGGTATGATGTTACTAGAATTAAATGCCGCAGTCGGTGACATGTTGTCATTTAATACTGACAGAATGTTTCAAGAAGCGCAATTAGATTATGCACAACAAAGAAGTTCAGTATTATCAATGGCAAGAACATTTGGTTTAAAAGTTCCTAATACAAGGCCATCCGCAACAATTGTTGATTTCTCTGTAACGCTACCAGTATATGGTAATACATTTGATATTTCTTATGCTCCATTAATTCAAGCTGGTGCACAAGTTAGTGGTGGCGGTAAAATATTTGAAACACAATATGATATTGATTTTTCATCACCGTTTAGTGTTGGTGGTATTCCAAATAGAATTATTTTACCAAATTTCGATGCTAATGGTACATTATTAAACTATACTGTTACCAAACGTGAAATAGTTATCAACGGCTATACTAAAATCTACAAGAAAATTATTACCACGGCTGATGTGGTACCATTTTTAGAAATTATGCTTCCAGATAATAACGTCTTATCAATTAATTCAGTAATCACACTTAATGGTACAAATTATACTAGCGACCCAACTGCTCAACAATTTTCAGATGCTAAGAATAAGTGGTATGAAGTAGATGCTTTAGCTGAAGATACGTTATTTGTTCCAGATTATAATACAATATCTGATAATCCATCAGTTATTGCTGGGAAGTATATCACCGTTAATCAAAAATTCATTAGAGAATATACGGATTTAGGATTTACTAAATTAATTTTTGGTGGGGGTAATCAAGATACAAGTTCACTTTATAATTTTGGCGTTTCATCAGCATTAATTAACCAAATTGGTGATTTTATAAATAATTTATCACTAGGAACCACATTATCACCAAATACAACATTATTTGTTAGCTATAGAGTTGGAGGCGGTGCCGATACAAATATTGGTCAAGGTATTATTAATAGCGTTGGTCAAATGAATTTCATTATTAATGGTAGTAACCAAACAATAAATAATGCTGTTAAAACATCATTAACTGTAAACAACCCAATACCAGCATTAGGTGGACGAAACGCACCATCAGTTAACGAAATAAGGAACTTAGTTAGATATAATTTCTCCGCTCAAAATAGGGCGGTAACTATTAAGGATTACCAATCAATTATTTCACTTATGGATAGCAAATATGGTGTGCCATTTAAGGTCGGTGTTGTTGAGAATCAGAATAAGATTCAAGTCTATATTATGGGGTTAAATTCGAATGGTAATTTAGATAATAGTAGTACTAGTAC